AACACCTGTATAAGTAGCCAGTATTATTCCACAGCGTTCGAAGATCGCCTACCCCTGATTTTCGATTTCTCGTGCCGCTAGTCGCAACAGCCCCTCTAGCGCGGCCTTCACCGTTTGTCGGCGGACCTCGTCGCGGTTGCCGGGGAAGTGCTGAACCTCGCTGGAAACAGCATCGCCCACTGCCCATGCCAGCCACACCGTGCCGACCGGTTTGTTGGGCGAGCCGCCGTCCGGCCCGGCCACGCCGCTGACCGCCACGGCAAAACGCGCCAGGCTTTGGTCCTGCGCGCCACGCACCATCGCCTCGACCACCTCGCGACTGACCGCGCCCACCGTCTCGAACAGCTCGGCCGGCACATTCAGCTGCTGGGTCTTCTGCCGGTTGGAATAGGTCACGTAACCGGCCTCGAACCACGCCGAACTCCCTGGAATCCGGGTGATTGCCTCAGCGATACCGCCACCGGTACAGGACTCGGCGGTGGTCACATGAGCGTTGAGCACTTGCAGACGTCGGCCAAGTTCGGCGGCCAGTTGGGTGATCTCTTTCACGGCGCACTCCGGATCGTGTGGAATGCCTCCACCGTACACGAGCCGGTTGCTCTTTCAATACACAGAATCATTCAAAATGTGCAGGCGCCAGCGCTCTGACATACGCCTGACAGGCCTGCAAGGCGATCAGTCCGCGGTCGCCGCTGTCGGTGATGGCGACAATTCGTTGAGCATGCGCCGGGTCAAGTCGGGCGCGTACGGTTGCATGATCCATGCGGCCGGCGCTGGTGGTGGCTGGCAGGTTGCAGCCTTGGGTAACGTCGTCGGCGTCGAGAAGGACTGACAGGCGCACATCAGCAGTAGCAAGACGATCGCGCAGGCGATCCTGATCACGTTGGGCATCGCTCAGCGCTCGAAAATGGGTTTGTTCAATGGCCGCGAGCCGCTGCTCGAGCGCCAGGCGTTTATCCTGCTCGGCCTGTTGCGCGGTGGCGGCGGCGAGGTTCTGTTGATTGACGGCTTCAGCGTTTAACCGGGACTGCTCGGCCAACTGCCGCTCGTAACGCCAGTCCTGAAATTGCCAGGCTGCCGCGAAAGCACCGGCGGCCAGCCATACAATGCCAATCATTCGCCAGTGGATTGGCATAGCACCGCCCTCGCCCGCGCCCAGATGTCCAGGCGATCCTGCAGACCGTTCAACCCGCCGTTGATGTGTCGGGTGATGATGTTGAACTGGTCACGATCGGCCAGCTCATTCAGGCCCTTCTGCTCCCAGAACCATGCCGCGGATTCGGCTGCCCACTGTGGCTGTTCAAGCAGTTCGGGCAAAGACAACAAACGTTCATCGCCAAACAGGCCAAGACTGCACTGGCGGTAATTCGAACGGCCAGTAATCTGGAGCAACCCGCGTCCTCGGTATTTTTGCCCGTCACCGTCGGCTTCGGGGGTATTGCCCAGGCGCAGCGCCAACGTGCCGGTGTCGTATTTGCTCAGGTATTGGTTGTTGCCCAGTTCGCGTACGTAACGCAGTTGCCCGGACTCGTGGCCGACTTGCGCAAGAAACGCGGCAATGCGCTTGGGCGAGTCGATGCGACGACGCGCCATGGCATTGTTCAGTGCAGAAACAAAAACGCCCGCTTGGGAGCGGGCGTTGGGCATGATGTCGATAAGGTTGTTTTCGGTTATTTGCATAATGCTTGATCCTCCCTGGATTGATCCTGATTGAATCACGGCTGGCCAGTGATGCCTGCCAGCCATTTATTTGCCAGAGTTTTCAGGGTGCTGACCGGCGCAGGTTGTTCGGGTGAGGCAAACACCCAACCAAGAGTGCCGAAGTGGGCTGTCCAGTCGATTTGCGGTGCCGGCAGGACTTCGCTGATATCGACCCAGAGCAGATCCGGGTGAAACATCTCGGCCATATTGCCTTCGGTGGAAAACAACTCGATCACAGTGGAGTTGACGATGCGTGCATAGGTTCTCATCAGGCGTACTCGTAAATGATGACGACGCCCGGGGCACCTGCGCCGCCGGGTCTGGCCGGTTGGCCTGGAGCATTGGCGATTGCGCCTGCACCAGAGCCGTAACCGGTGCCTGGAGCCGCCAACGCGCTCGCTACGCTGCTCGCAAAACCGCCACTACCCAATGGCGAGTTACCACCGTTACCTGCAAGGGTCGAGCCGTTGACCGATATTCCCGGGGCGCCAGCACTTCCCGCGCTATTAACGATATTGCCACCACTCGCCGCCAGGCCAGGATAGCCACCGGTACAAAGGGCCATCCCCTGATTCGCGACATATCCGATCCACGGCGATCCGCCACCACCGGCAGCAGAAACCAGCGAACCAAAGGAACTGGTGCCCCCTCCTCCCGCGTTTGCAGCTGCCTGTCCGGCGCTTCCACCTGCGCCCACCGTTACCACCTGTTGGGAACCGATCGAGTCGGAGGAAAGCCAGGCTTCGGCATAACTGCCAGAGGCGCCGCCACCCACGGTTGCGTACTGTGCCGTCGTAGTCGCGCCAACGCCCGCACTGCCGCCGCCACCGGCCATAACCTTGACTAATACGTTCTTCATTCCTGTGGTCGGCACATAAGTCCCCGACGCAGTAAACGTTTTCACCCCCAACAACCGGCCGCTCGCCGCATTACCGCCACTCGCGTAGACCAACACCCAACTGTCCAGCGCAGCGCTGTACACCACCGAACACACACTGCCGCCAACAATTTCGGCCGGGCGCAACGCGCTCAGTGCAAGGCTGACCAACGGCTTGGGCAGCAATCCATTCGGGGCAAACGTGCTAGCTCCAGTGTTGGCATTGGCTGCGGTGAAGCGCAGTGCCAAGCCATCCTTCAAGACGCTGACCGCTGGCACATAGTTGGCCATGTAGAGGTTGGCCGCACCGATGTCCGAGGCGTGTTTGTCTTCACCGGTCTGGCTGAGCTTTTTGACCGCTTGCAGCAGTTGGCTCGCGTCGGTTTCGCTCGGCTCCAGCCCGGCGGATTTGATGACATTCAACAACTCATCGGTAACGCTGTTGCCCCAGGCCGCCGGAATCAGCGAGCCCGGCATGCCTGCAACGGCGTCTTCATTGACGAACTTTCCGTTCACCAGCCCTACGCTGGGGACGCTTTTCGGATAATCCACGATTGATTCCTTATAAAGTCAGAGCGCCGAGCCAGTCAGGTTCAATCGGGCGCGAACGCGCATCCGGAAACTCAGGCTGATCGGGCCAGTCGCGCAGCGCCTGGCGATAGGCAAGCAGTTGCTTGAACTCTTCGGTGCGCAGGGTCGTGCCTTCACCGGTTTCGAGTTCTTCGGCATCACGCAAAACCAGCCATTGGGTGCTCTGAAGCACCTGGTTGCGCCAAGCGCGCTCCCGGCTGGCGAGCGCGATTGGAGAGATAAACGGATCGATCAGCACAGGCTGGCCAGTGGCGCTAGCGCTGATGCTTTTACCGGCTGCCTGCCCGGCAAACAGCTCGGCATATTGCGCCTGGGTAATTTCCACCGCGTCCTCAGGCACTTCGGTCAGCGAACCTTCGACCCGTTCGAAACCGAGGGTCTGAGCGTAAAAGTAAATAGCCATGCTTAATAACCCCAAACCAGTATGCGACCGGAGATTCCCGGTTCAGGCTTTACACTGCCTGCCAGCACGTTTCGAACCCGAGCGGCAGCTGTAGATGTCGTTGAGTTAGCACCATCAAATGACCAAACCGTCACATTGGCATTGCTCCAACCTGCCGGGTAACCCTCGTTGGCCATACCTCCGATGACAGCATTAGGAAACCTGACCGGCAACGAAACCGACATATTGCCATTGGCGTCGGATCCTCCTGTCACCCACTGCATGATCAAACCGCTCGGAAATTTTTGATATCCCGATGTGGCGAACTGTGCGGCGTAATTGGCGGAATACTTCAGCGCGGCCAAGCCATACACCACCCACACCCCCGACTCCCTGACAAAGTTCGCGCTCTCACCACTGTTCATTACAATCGACGCCAGATACGCCCCTTGAGGGCTGATCTGCGTGCCTGTTTTACTCGCCACCGTTACCGCCGCACTGTTGCGGCAATGCAGGCTGATGGTTGCGCCGCTCGGTACTGCGGCGGCATCCGGAAGCGTCACGGTGTAGGCGGCATTGCCGCCCAGTCCGATGGAGCAGCCGACATCCGCCGCCGTCAATTGCGCAGCGCCCGCAATGCCCCGCGCGCTGGCGTAGCTGCCCAGTGCTCGCTGCACGAATTCGGTGGTTGCCACCGACCGAGCACTGTCAAACTGCGCAGCGGTGGTGAACAGCGCCGCGCTGCGCAACGCTGCCAACAATTGATTGTTGGATGCCTCGCTGGGTGTCATTCCCGCCGCCTGTACGACGTTGAGAATCTCCTGCGTCACACCATTGCCCCATGCCGCCGGAATCAGCGAGCCGGGGGTTGCGGCAACTACGTCCTCATCAACGAATTGGCCATTGACCAACCCGACACTGGGCACGCTTTTGGGATAGTCCAATGTTCATCTCCTTGATTGAAATTGTGCGACGACTCAATCGATCGAGTGAGTCAGCCACTGCGGCACTGCCGGCCGGGAATCCGCGGCCGGGAAGCGCGGCGAATCAGGCCAGTCGCGCAGCGCCTGGCGATATTCGAGCAGTTGCAGATATTGCGCCGCCTGGAGGTGGGTGCCGCGTCCCAGCGCCTGCTCGTCACGATGACGAGTGACCAGCCATTCGGTCGCTGCCAGCGACGCCTGGCGCCAGGCGCGTGCGGATGGCGCAGATTCGGTTTCTGCACGGGCGGACGTCTGCAGGAGCCGCGAATTTTGCGTTGTCGACGTTGGTTCATCTGCGGCCGGAAGCGCGTCGAGTGGCGCGCCGATTTCAATTTGCTGGTCGTCCGGAACCAGAACCATCGACTCGACAAAGGACGGTGCAAACAACTGGTTGATGTCGTAATCACCGGTGTCGATCCGTTCGACGACCACGCCGTGTTCGATCCGAGCATAAATAGCCATTACTCGTACTCCCAGATTTCACAGAAGGCATTGCCGCCGGCGCCGCTCACCACAGAGGCCGTTGCGTTGACCGAGCATGAACCACTGCCACCGGAGCCACGGATACCGGCGCTGCCGTTGGTGTTCGAGCCCGTGAACGGCCCGCCTCCGTCAAAGGCACTGGCCGCTCCGCAACCGGAGAGCAAGCCCCAATTGGCGTTGCTCATGCCAAATCCGCCCGAAACACCCCGAGCATTGCAAAGATTGCCGCCCGTTACCGTCCCGCCTACGCCACCTTGAATGAAACCGGATGATGTGCCCGTGACGACAATGGCGAGCTTTTGCCCGCCGCCGCCTCCTGAAACGCTCATGTAAGCGCCAAAAGATGCGCCGCCTCCCGACATGCCTGTGCTGTTGCTGACAGCACCACCCGCCCCCAGAGAAACGGGCACCCCGGCGGACATCTGCGCCGTCACGTCATACAGGCTTTCTGCATAACCACCTGAACCACCTCCACCGCCGAGAATCTGGCTGCCGGTCGGCACGGGCGCGCAACCACCGCCAGATCCACCAGCGCCGACCAATCGCACGCGAATGCGTTTGGCTTTCGGATTCGGCACATACAACGTGATCCCTACCGCCTCGATCTGCCGAACAGACAGCAGCCGCCCCACCGCATCGGTGATGCCATAGCCACTCAAAGTCGTCGGGGTGTTCTTCAGTCTGGTGAAATCGACCAAGGCACCGATCGCCGTCGCCAGTTGATCGGTTCTGGCTTCATCCGGCGTCAATCCGGCAGCCTTGATCGCGTTGAGAATTTCCTGCGTAACACTGTTGCCCCACGTGGCCGGAATCAAAGACCCCGGCGTGCCCGCCACCGGGTTCTCATCAACAAACCGCCCATCGACCAGACCGACGCCAGGAACGCTTTTCGGGTAATCCATACTTAACTGTCCTTCTCTGCTCAGTTGACGTTTATGCAGGCGGGTTTTTTCGGGCGAGAACGTTGGGCGGGGAATTTCTTCGCTTGCGGCCACTTGCGCAGCGCCTGCAGGTAAGTCAGCAGCGTCAGGTATTCGGCGTCGGACAGAGTTGTAGTTTTCATCAGCTCCACTTCGTCACGGTGGCGATCACGCAACCAGACGACCCGATTGAACTCCTGATCGCGCCAGGCCTTGGCTTCGACTGACGATTGCTCATCAGAAGGTGCTGGTAATTCCACCAGCATTGGCAGACCTTGATCGTCATGGGATCGCTCAGTACCGGCGACAGGATTTGCGATCACCGACTCATAACGCGCCTCGTCAATTTCAACGGCGTCGTCCGGGAGATTTACGTGATAACCCGACAAATAAGTGTTGCCGGTGGTGCGGCTATAAAAACGCTTCATTTCAATTCCCCACACCCAGGACAGTGACAAAACCGGTACCGCCAGAATTGCTCAAGACTTGAACCTGACTGGCATCGAAATAGGTCACCAACGGTGGAGTGACGATATCGAAAAAGGGTGCGTTCCCGCTGTGTGAGTAACTTGCCCATGTAGCGGCACACTGGGTCTTGAAAGCCACTGGCCAAGGTTGGGCGGCATAGACTTTATCGGCAGCGATGGTGATCGCGACCCACTGGATCATGAAGCCCCCCAGCCAGCTCGGAAATGCGATATAACCGTTCGCGCCAATGCTGTAGGAAATACCAAATCGAAGCTTTTTTGGCGTGACGACAGTGGTGTCATCCGTCCCCGCGATGATCTGGGCTTGAGTCGCGATCCGCGCCCAGCCGAAAACCGTTTCAGTGGCTTGAACAACTTTCTTTTCGATTGCTTGAAAAACCCGCTGCGGCGTCATCAGACGATTGATGCTTGTACCCGCCTCTGCTTCATCCTTGCTTGCCAGAGAATCACTTTTGCTCTTCTCGACAATCGCCGAAATAGCCGCTCTGAGCTGAGTGCTGTCATCCTCGTCAGGCACTAATCCGGCTGCGGTGATCGCGTTGATAATTTCGTCAGTAACGTTGTTTCCCCACCGCGCCGGAATCAACGACCCCGGCGTTCCGGTCAACGGGTTTTCATCGACAAACTTGCCATTCACCAGACCGGCGCTGGGCACACTGTTCGGATAATCCATCCCTCATTTCTCCCTAGTCATAATTGATGTGCACCTTGGTATGTGCCGGTGCGCTGCGGTGAATCAGGCATTCCAGCGCCGAGCCGGGATTGACGCCGAAGCGCTCGCCCCAGTAGCTCGCGCCGTAACGCCGGCCGAGCAGCAGGCGACCGCCGGTGTTGAGCGTCCACATGAATTGCGCTTCCCAGGTGCCCCAATGCGCCGAGCCGAAACGGGCACGGCCCATGCGCGGGGCTTCGTGTTCGGTGATGGTGGCGTTGGGGTAGCCCTGGCTTTTGGCGATGTCGAGGTAGTAGCCGACAGCCTGGCTGCCGACCGCCAGCAAGCGCCGACGTACGGCGAGGCGGCGGTCGTCGAACAGCGGTGTGGCGCCCAGGCACGGGTCGGGCAGGTTCATCACCTGTTCCCAGTCCGGCACCAGTTCGCTGACGCCGGCCGGGTCCATCTCGTTGAGCAGGTCAGCGGCGCGCGCGTCGAGCCGTGCCAGTTCGACGGCGACGCCTTGCAGCACTTCTTCGAGCTCCGGCACCCGTTCCGGGTCCCACGCCGGGCCGCTGGGCAGCAAGGCGCGCAGTTGCGCCTGGTATTGCGCGGCGGTTCTTATGCCCCCCATACGCAGCCTCCGAACGTCAGCAGTTCGCTGTCCTTGGCGATGACGTTGGCGACCGGGGCGCTGAGCACATGATCGGTTTCCCCGGCAGCACTGCTGATGGCTTCGCGAATGTGGCTGATCAGCAGATCCTCGCCGAGGTCGGCCTCGCGGTTGTGCAGATCGCGCAACTGGGTTTCGACCGCTGCGCGCACGGCGCTGGTGTCCGGCGTGAGCTTCAGGCGGTAGGTTACCGGCACCTGAATCGGCGCACGCACATGCACCTCGGCGGTCACCGGGCGCAGCGGTTCGATGTACGCCTGCACCTGCGCCAGTTGCTCGGCGTTGGGCACCGGCTGTGGATCGTCGTCACGCATGATGTACACGCCGACGGTGCCGGGGCCGAGAAAGCCGCCGCGGCACCAGGCCCGGGTGACGCCGGGCACTTCCAGCGCCCAGGTTTCGTAATCATCGGCCGAGCCGCCGTGGGGAATGATCCGGTACGAGCGAATCACCCGCGAGCGCAGCGATTCGAGACTTTCCCGCGCGACGCCGCCGCTGAGGCCCGGTGCGAGCACGACGAAGCTGTTGCCGACCACGCCGGCGATCGGCTGCACCGGCGTCAGCGCCAGCCCGGCGTCGGCATTGCCAAGGCTACCGGCCTCCAATGCTGCGATTGTCGTGGTGTTGCTGCCATTGACTGCAGTGCGTGCGCTAGTGACTCTGTAGGTACGGCCATCGCTTGATTGCAGCAGCGTGTCGACGTCCAGCAGCGCGCCGGCCATGGCGCTGAAACTGACGCTGCCGCTGGCGACTTGCGCGGGTTTACGCGGCTGGTTCAGACGCAGCGCAGCGATGCGTTCCAGGGTCGACTCATCGGCGGTGTCCGGCAGGATCTGTTCGGCAATCCAGTCGAGGTAGCCGTACAGACCATACGCGGCGCCGCTGAGGGTGCGGGCCAGCACTTGCGCATCGGACTGGCGCAGCGAATCGCCGGCCAGGTCGCTTTGGGTGCGCTTGATCAGCAC